TCAAAGCTATTCCACAGCTGAAGTAGGTCGTTTGGCATATCGGGCACGTCTTTCCGTTCCATACTCTTAGAGAAGAAGGCAGCAATCGGCAACCGCCAAAAGCACGCACCATTTTCCAACATGATATTAAAGAGGAGACCACGACCCTGTATACTTGTAAGACCAAAGATAACACAGTCTTCGCTTTCTCCATGATGTTTTCGTAGATCATATAAATACTCCTTTCGTATTTTACAATATAAAGGTGGAAGGCTACTATTTAAAAAAGACATTGTAAAGATTTATATTAAAAAAATTTTTTTTTACACAAAAATTTATACACATTTAAGCCATTCATCACTCTTTCTATCTCTTTCTCCCTTAAAGAGTAGATTTTCTTTTTAAACTTAATACGATTAAAACCTGTCAAACTTAATACGATTTATAAATAACTTAAATTATTAAAAAGAAAAAAATGAAAGTAAAAAAAGAATAAAAAAAAAGCGTCTATAAATTAATATAGACGCTTTAATTAATTAGTTAAGTTTAAAGACTATTAACTAGTTTAGTAAAGTAATTCTGATTTTCTATAATTTCAGAACTGACTTTATTTTCTTTAATATATTTCTCATTACTCTTTAATAAATCTAGATATAAATTCTTTTTAGATTTATTAATATACTGAGGAAAATCAACTAATAGATTTACTTTTTTAAATCTATTATTGAAAGTAGTATCATAATCAAAATCTATTTTACGATATTGATTATTATAAGCTAATTCTATATTCGTTGAGAATTTAGCTTTTTCATAAACTAAAAAAGATTTTGATTTATCTCTTTTAGTATTAGTAAGCCTGAATAAAATTTTATTCTGACTTATCTCTCTGTGAGATAGAGAAATTTTATTCTCTACTATCTTTTTTTCTGCGTTTTCTTTTTTCATCTTTTTTCTACTTTCTAACTTTCTTAAACTCTTTTAATTATTAAAAGATTTAATTTAAAAAAGTTAATTAAATATAAATTAATTTAAAAGAAATTAAAAGTATTATTTTCTGTTGTATTAGTTTTATTGTTGTTCTACTTTTGTTCTTATTATATTCCTATAATACTACCTACACTAGAATAGTATAAAAAGTTAATAAGAATAAAAATGTAATCGGTAATTTAAATAATATAATCATAATTTTACTTTCTTAATTAGTTAATAAAATTAATTAATATATTTTTAATATCCTATTTAAACTTTTTTATTACTCATAGGATTTTTTTTTATATATTCTTGATCCTTGCTGCACAACGCTGATCACCTAGGCACAAGCATCATGTGTGTGCGGCGGCGTGTTATTGTATGTTGTGTTCTTTTTCTATTTTGTCTAGGTATGTAGACAAGTCATCATCGTTCATAGCATCTAGTGTAGAGTGTTGTACTTCTTTCTTCTCAACAAGAAACCCCAACAACTGAGACTTCAACCTTATCGCATTGACTGCTGCGGAATATTGTTTCTTGCCACAAGCATCAGCATACACTTTGTCAAGTTTCTCTACCTCTTTTGACACAGACTCACTTGTCAAGCGCCTAGCATCAACCCTCAACCTATCTATATATTGGATAATCTTATCTTTCTTTAAGTTGCGGGCAGCTTGTACATGAGCAGAAGTTTCAGAATAACCTGCGTCAACAGCCGCTTGTCTCTTACCTTTTCCACTAGCAATACCCTCACAGAACTTCTTTTCCATTGAGGATAAGGTCGCCTCGTTTGTTTGATGTATCTGGTCTATTGTTATCGCCATATTTATCCTAATATAGCGATTATTTTATGATTGTAAATCTAGATTATTTCCACATTATACTTTAATGTTGGCCTTAATCATTCTATCTCTATCTCTTGCGGATATCTTATAATATGTTTTTGCACTAACAGGGAATCTCGCTGTCTCGTCTAAAGTAGGGTCAACAATGTAAGTTCCATTAAACTCAAAACCTAACATACCATCAACAACTTGTAATACTTTAGGAGAGTGTTGTATCTTATTCATTTTATAATCTTTAGGCATTACTGCTTTAGGATTATGAGATTTAACATCTATAAATTTACTAACTGCCATTATTCCTCGCTTTCTTTTTTTTAGATTTTTTGTATATAATCTTAACTACATAATCACTATGTAAACCAATTATATCTAACACTTTACCATTTTCAATAATGATTTTTATACTATGATCCATTATTCCTCGCTTTCTTTATGTTATTGTCTAGTTTAACTTGTGCGTCAACTCGTTGTATATTAGCATCAATCTCTTTTTGATCATTTCTATAAATACGATCAATTTCGCACATACAACTTGCTTCGCCACTAACACCCTCATCTTTTTCGAACATACACACCATTTTATTATCTAACTCTACTCGCCATTTTGTATCGTATTCTACAATGTCGTAACCACGATATACTGATCTATGCATTTTTATCTCCTTTCTATAATTAATTTATATAAAACAGATTACTAAAGATAATATCATTATAAACAAGAAAAATAATATCATCCAATGGTTTTACTACTATATTGTAATGTAGATTGATCGCAAGTATTAGGGTCTACATCAGTAATAACTCTATTATGTGTTTCCTCTAGCCTTTTACTAATGAGTCCTACTGTATAATGTAATAATGGAAATTGCTCTTTTCTAATTGCCATTATATCAAAATCTTTTAATACTTTTTCTTGTTCTTCATTAACATAGATAGTTAATTTTTTATATTTGTCCGCCATTATTATGCTCCTCTATTCGTTTAGGTATTACTTTATCCATATCGCATTGATCGCAACACACGCCTTCTTTTGCTAGTGGGTCAGGATTATTTCCCCAGCCAGTAAAATTTTCTTTACATAAAACACATACTTGTGAGTTATCTCTATCACTATCAGCCATTATTTTTATCTCTCCATTTCTGATCTTGTCTTAATCTATTATTTTGTTCGTCAATAAAATCTTGTGTTCCTTTAGCTAGCCATATTCCTAAAATTAAAAATAAAGGCAACACTATACAAATTACATATTCCATTAGTACCACTCCGATTTAATTTCGTGAGGTATAAAAATAGCTGGTCCTAGTATTTCTGGATAGCCATCTTTGTTAGCTAAAAAAGATGCTGCTTTATTTTTTTTAATACCTCGTTTCATTCTAGCTTCTTCATCTACAAGTAAAGTTCCAGTAGACAATACAAGTCTTTCTACCCAACCTTTTACAAACTTTTGTGCTTGTTCTAAAGTAGGATCATCTTCTGCTTTTTTTATTCTTTTAAACATATTCTTCCTTTCTTTAATTTATCTTAAAATTAAAAATAAAATAATTTTTATCAATTAAAAACAAGATAATATTATAGTTGTAACCATTTACCATTCTCTTTATGAAACATTTTAGTATGGCCACTATGAGATTCCATTATATCTAATGGATCAAACTCTAAATTACCATAATACATTCCATATTCTTTATCTAAATCATCGTCATCGCAGGTATAAAATTCCACACCTTCGTCAGCAATTTTTTTATAGTGGTCTTTAACTCTAGTTTGTCTTGTAAAGACAGAAAAGCCTTCGTTCATATCTTTGCTACAAACTCTAATCCAGCTTTTGATACTTTTAAAGTAATAACACCAATCAAGTTTATCTTTTTCTACCATTACATATCCCTCGATATTTTAATTTCAGGACATAACTTATTAATAAATGTAAGAAGATACCACACTGCTAAATCGTATTGAGCACCTCTAGTCTTACAAAAATGGAAAGTTATATCTTGTCCCGAATAATTCCGTTCTGATTCTTTCGTGGCTTTTTGTGTAAAGAAAAAAGTTTCGCAACTTCCCTCGAACACTATATTATCTTCACTAGAACTATCGTCAATAAGTTTACCAGCAACAGGCTTAACATATTCATTATATTCTAATTTGATTTTTTTCCACTTATCATCTGGAATATCAGTACTTTGATACCAGTAATTTGTATAACCCATATTATTCTCCTTTCTAATAATGGCAACGAATAGAAAGATGACTAAACTATTCGTTACCAAGATTATAGTATAATTTTTTTATTATCAAATTATACAAGACTTTATTTTTTAAGAGTAAATGTTGCTTTTTCAGATTTACCAGCTCTACCTGCTTCATCTATTACTTCTACTGCAACAAAACCTCTTTCTCTATCCCAATCAAGGTCAATAGTCTTTCCGCCGTTTGCTAAAAAATCTCTAATCTTTAAACCGTTTTTGTAAAGATTAAATCTTTTCCAACCACCGCAGCCTTCTCTTTTAGGGTTTTTGTCTACACATATCTGAATTCTAGAATCCTTATCATATTTATAAGTTCCCTTATAATCTTTAGGATCCATAGCTTTAACCTTAGCTTTTACTTTTGCTTTAGGTTTAACAACTTCAGATTTAGTTTTAGGAGTTACTTTAGGCTTTACAGCCAGATTTATATTACTCATATTCTACCTTTCTAGTTATTATTAATTATTCTAAATTTAACTTGTTGATTCTACTATATATACAATAAAATAAAACATTAAACATTAAAAAAAAGTCCTCACGGCAGCCTCGGGATAGGTATTGGCGGTATTGGCTCTAGAAAAGTGCCAATACCAGTATTATCATTGGTATTATTGAATAATAGTCAAAAAGTATTGGTATTGGCTCTTTTAAGATTATTTGAAATATTTTTTTTTATTTTTATATTCCTATATAGTAATAAGCAAGTATAAAAATGTGAGTAATACAAAAACGATTGGTACTTTAAAAAACCATAACATAAATAGATATCCCTTAAATAAGTTAAAAACTCTTTATATAATAAAATAAGTAAATGAGTACAAGTATTACTACTGTTCGTTCCTATTTATTTCAAGAACAGATAATATTCCTGAAACAACATTATTTGCTGCAGCAGTAATTGATAAACTTTCTGATTCCTGAAGGATCAACGGCCCTTTCAACAAGTTTGTTGAAGTGTTACTCAAGATAGTTTCTACAGCAGTATTATAACTTGTTACTAAATTATTTGCTGTAACAGTAACTTGTACATTAGCTCCAATATTAACGGCTTGAATAGTTTTAATAATAGCCCGAGTATCAGAGGGCACTGTATAAAGTAAATTGGCAGTATTATTAGCCAAAGCAAACATTTGATTTTTATATATATTAGCCATTTATCCTCCTAATAACCATACTTGTCTTTCTCTTTCATCATTTTGGTCTTTAGGATAAGTAGAGTTTAAAACTTTTACCATGTCTTGTAAGTCTTCAATTAATTGATTAAAATCATTTGCTTTATATTCTTCAGGTGCAGAATTTAAGCGTGAAATAGGTATCTTAGCCATATGTCTATGGTATTTTAAAACTTATAATTTGTACAGTAGAACTATTTGTGCTCTACTTCTTCTTTTATTTCTCGTTCAACAGTTTTAACCTCTTTAGAGATATTAACCATTTCAACAGTAACTGCACCATTAGAAAGTAATTCACTAGCCCACTTGGCTTCTAACTTCATTTTCTGGTTCAGTTTTTCCATCAGAGCTTCGCTCATATTTGTACTCCTCTATAGTCAGATAGTTGGCTTTCTCGGGCATATCATTTGTTTGATCTTCCCATTTAAAGGTACCAACGTGCTCAGCCCACAGAGCCTTTGATGCTGCATCTAAACTGTCAGCTTCAACAAGGCCTTTGGCGTAATAACCACAACGCCGGAACTGAAAATATACTAACATTATATAAACTTGTTAGCATGTTTATTGAGTTTTGTAAAGTTAATTAAACCAAGGTGGTACTTCGTTTTTCCAAGTTGCGAACTCTCTTTTGTGAGCCTTATAAAAAATACGATAAGCCGCTACAGTATGATTTTCATGTTTACATTCGTCAGGCATACATTGTGGTGGTTCTAAAAAGCCAACATTCTTATCTATATTATTAGGTAATTGATTAAGATATTGACACAACTTCTTAAAAGTTTCGTGTACTTTA